AGGACAGGACGCGGCAGCCCGAAGAGCGGTCGATGCAGGCGTCCCCATGGTAAAACAATGGAACGCGACCATTGACAACAGGACCAGAGACAGCCACCTGATGATGGACGGAGAAGAGGCGGAGATCGGTCAACCATTCAGCAACGGCCTCGAATACCCGAACGATCCGAGCGGCCCGCCGGAAGAAGTATACAACTGCCGCTGCGGATATTTAACATTCATAAGAGGCGTCGATCACAGCCACGACCTCGAAGGATATCAGGAATGGATGCAGCAGAACTATTATGAGGACTGGGCAGAGCAGCGCGCAAGGGACCAGAGAAGCGGCCGAGCTTTCGAGAGAGAAGAGACCATGAGGCGCCGCGACCAGATCCAGCAAAACGCAAGGAGATCGGCAGCAGCACCCACCGTGGATCCTAACAGGACGCCGAACGGAATGATCACCGAGGAAGCATTCATGGCAGAAGCACAGCGCCAAGGACTAAACGGAGCCGCGCTGCAGGCAGAGCTCGAAGATTATGTGGCCAGCTCATACGGAGGAATCGGACTCGGCGATGAAATATCCGAGTTTATAGAGGAAGCGCCTCCTGAGATTTTATACAACGGCGGCACGCTATACCGAGGAATGACATTTGATAATAGACAGGATTACGAGCGGTTTATTAATTCACATCAGGTCGGCGGAACGCTAGAGACCAGAAGGTCGAGCCTTTCATGGACAGCCAGCGAAAACGTCGCCGAGCAATTCTCGACCGAGGTCGGAGATTATGCGGTCGTTTTGATAAACAACGACACCGACAGGCTCGCTCTTGGAATACAAAACATCGCAGACACCCCGATCACGAGCGAAGAGGTCCTCTGGTCAAATCAGGTCGACTTCACAATAAAACGGATCGAAGAGAGAGACGGCGCTGTTTATATGTACATCGAGCAAAACAGAAGCGCCAAGGCTTAACAGAAGGGAGGCGGAACTGATGGAGACATTCAGGCTCGGACATTTTGAGATGGACTCTTACAAAGAAGAGGTCACGGAAGAGGCGGAAGGAAAGATCAGGGAATGGCTCGAGGCAATAGGTGAAGACGCCCGAAGCACAGCAGCGCAGGACGGGATCTGCCCCAGAGACACCGGAAATCTCCAAGGCTCGATTAGTAAGCATGTATACAGCGACCGTCTCGCCGTTGACATAGGAACAAATGTCGAGTATGCGGCCGTGCAGGAATTCGGAACCAGAGACGGCAAGATCCGCGGCAAACACTACATTCAATATGGAGCCACGGCCCACATTGACACATACAGCCAGATGCTGAAAGACAAGCTGAGCGAGTAAAGCCCATATTTGCAATACTATAAACAAACGTTTATAATCCAAAATATAAGAGGCTATCCCAGAAGGCCCGAGAGACAGGCGCCTCCCCTGAGATGAGTGCAATAATTTTAATCCCGAGAGACAGGGACCGAGAAAAAGGAGAATTTCATGGCACTGACAAAAGCAAAGGTTAAGGAAATTTTATCAGCCGCAGGTGTAGCAGACGACAAGATCGGCGACGCCGTAGATCAGATCCTGAACGGACACGGAGCATCCATCGACGCATTACGCGAGGAGCTCGAGAAGTACAAGAAAGAAGCGGAGCAGCTGCCGGAGGTACAGAAAGAGCTGGCCGAAGTACAGAAGAAGATCGAAGCAGGCGAGAAGGATCCTTACAAAGTCAAGTATGAAGCGATGAAGGAAGACTTCGAAAAATACAAGGCGGACATCGAGAAGCAGAAGACAACCGCAAACAAGCGTGATGCATACAAGGCATTACTCAAGGAAGCGGGCGTCTCCGAGAAGAGGATCGAAGCCGTGCTGAAGGTTTCCGACATAGAGAGCGTCGAACTTGGCGAAGACGGCAAGATCAAGGACAGCGACAAGCTGACCGAGACGATCAAGACCGACTGGGCAGACTTCATCGAGACAACCGGAGAACAGGGAGCCTCGACAGCGACTCCGCCCGCAACACCTAAGAAGCCCGAGCAGGACCTCGGGAAACTTTCAATGGCCGACTATATAAAGGCCAGAAAAGAACAGGGATGAAAGGAGACACCATCATGACATCCACAATCACAATTCAGGGCAACTAATAAAGGAGAACAGGAAAATGGCAAACACATTTTTAACACCCGACATTATCGCAAGAGAAGCCCTCATGGTACTGAGGAACAACGCAGTTATGGCTGGTCTCGTTCACAGAGATTACAGCGATGAATTTGTCGCAGGAGTAGGCGACACGATCACAATCAGGAAGCCCGCAAAGTTTGAGGCTAAGGAGTACAACGGATCCATCGACGTGCAGGACGCAACCGAGTCCGGCGTTCCAGTAAAGATGGACAAGTGGCTCGACGTTTCGTTTGCAGTAACAAGCAAGCAGATGGCCCTCGACATTGCCGACTTTAGCGAGCAGCTCCTCAAGCCCGCAATGCAGGCATTCGCAGACAAGATCGACGGTTATCTCCTCGGCCTTGCTTCCAACATAACAAATGAAGTAAGCTATACAAGCGGAACAGACAAGATTCAGGACAAGCTCGTCGACGCTAGAAAGTATCTTACAGATGCAGCAGCTCCCATGACAGAGCGCCGCTTTGTATACGGCGCCGATGTAGAGGCAGACCTCCTGAAGACAGACCTCTTTATTTCCGCAGAGAAGGTCGGCGACGAGGGAACAGCTCTCAGAGAGGCAAGCCTCGGCCGCAAGTTTGGTCTTGATTTCTACGTAGACCAGAACGTCGGCGACGAGAACCTCGTGTTTCACAAGAACGCATTTGCACTCGTAACAAGACCCCTCGAGCTTCCCATGGGAGCAAAGGGCAACAGCGCAATTGTAAACTATGACGGTTTCGGCCTTCGCGTAGTATACGGTTACGACATGGACACAAAGACAGACACGATCTCCATCGACATGCTTTGTGGCGTAAAGACCCTCGACAAGGATCTCGCAGCGGTAATTGATTCAAACCCTAATCAGCCCCTGACCGTGCAGTCCGACGTTTCAGGGGCCACATATCCGTGGACAGACAAGCACCCTTCTGACTTCCAGAGCGGCGTTACAGTAAAAGACGGCAAGATCACAGGTGAGCTCGCATTCATCGAAGGCGGTCTCTCACCCGACGGCCCTCTTGCAGGAGATGGTCACTTCCTCGCATTGAAGTGGAGCAACCCCGCAGCAGGAGTTACAAGCCTTAAGGTCGGTCTTGTACCCAGCGCAAGCGGCATGGATCTCATCGAGTGCATCGACGACACCGACAGAAATGGCGTTTTCAAGATCACAGACAAGGACAATCAGCTCTTCGTTATGGAGACGACAAAGGACGGCAAGGTCCAGCGCAGAGCTTACGACCTTAGCGGATTGGAACTCGAGACAGCCGGAGAAGGCTGATGAGGTAAGACGATGAACGACACGGAAAAGACACTCTCGATTTTTTGCGAAGAAGTAAATAATTATTTCAACGCGCACAAGAAGATCGTCGGAGATTTCACGATCACCGGAGGCAATATCCAGCTTCCGGAGGGAGTACTGAAGGAAAATCAGTATTTTAGGATCAAGAACTCCACCTTTAACGATGGCGTTCACAAATACCCCGCAACCGATCTGGAAACGGAAACATTCAGCGGACAGATCTGGCCCATGGCCGTCCCAGCGACGGTCATGGACCTTGTCGCCGCTATAAAAGAATGGCGCACAAAGTACGAAGCAGCAGGAAGCGCAGCAATGAGCCCTTACACTTCGGAGTCTTTCTCGAAGTATAGCTACACGAAGGCGGCAGGCGGAAACGCAACAGATGGAACCAACAAGGCGACATGGCAGGGAGCCTTCGCGAACCAGCTCAAACTTTATAGAAGGGTAAGGAACATCGAATGAGCATCTTAACCGACTACATGGACAAATTCGTCACAGTAGACGAGACCACCGAGCCAGACGGCCGCGGCGGAGTAAGAATCGTTTACAAAGAAGGCGCGGAATTCGATGCGGCAGTCTCCAAGGACAGCACCACAAACGCAAGGATCGCAGAGAAGGAAGGATTCACGGCCATTTATACAATCCTGACCAGCAGGACGGTCGCCCTTTCAGACGGTAAGATCATCAAGCGCAAAGAAGACGGCCTTTATTTTAAGATCAAAGGCGACGGAGTGGACGGAGACACACCGAGCAGCGCGGGTCTCGATTTAAGAGAGTACGAAGCGGAGAGATGGGAGAAGCCAAAAAATGGATAAACAACAGGCCCTCGATTTTTTCTGGAACCAGTACGGAATCCCCGCTTATAACGAAGTCAAGATCCCGAAAGATGCGGAGCCTCCTTATATAACTTACCAGAAGCTCTTCGCAGATTTTGAGGCGACGGTCTACCCGACAGCAGCGATCTGGACACGGAGCAACAGCTGGGAGGAAGCGGACCGACTGGAGAACCTGATCAGCGAAACGATCGAGGGAGGCTTCACGGTTCCCGTTGATACCGGACACATTCAGATCAACAAAGGAACGCCCTTCTCTGAAGAGATAAAGGATGAGACCGACGATCTTATAAAAGGATATCGGATCACCCTGCAAGTTTCATATTTATGCGCACACTAACGGAAGGAGAAACAACAAATGCCCCAGAATAAGTTTACAAAGGTCCCCAGAAGCACGTTCGAACAGCTCCAGCTGGAAGCAGGCGTGCTTTTAAAGAACTTCGATCCCGCAACGGGAGAATTCGAAGACGAGGACATGATCACAGCAACGAGCGGCGGCGTGCAGCTTGATGTGAAGGCAGATATTACCGACTTCGGTGACGACGTAGACAACGTGCCCAAGAACACGATGGAACTCGCCCACGTAGACGATATCACAGCCCAGCTCAAGACAACGGCCCTCTGCATAAACGAGGAATCCCTGATCAGATACCTCGGGCCTGCATATAAGGACCAGACAACCGGAGCCATCAAGCTCAGAAAGTATTTTGATCTTGAGACGGACTTCGAAGATCTCTGGTGGGTCGGAGATATCGCAGGAGGCGGCATGCTTGCCTGCAAGATGAGCAACGCCCTCAGCACAGAAGGCCTCAGCCTGAAAACGGAAAAGAAGGGCAAAGGCAAGATCGGCGTCACCTTCACGAGCTATTACAGCCTCGAGGACACAGACATCGTCCCCGTTGAATTTTTCGTGAAGGCAGCAGACCAGATGACAGGCATCCAGCTCAACAAGCACGCGGCCACAATCGCAGAAGACGGAACGCTCACACTTTCCGCAACGACAACACCCGCAGGCGAGACGGTAACATGGGAATCCAACGACACAGACGTGGCAACGATATCCAGCTCCGGAGTAATAACACCCGTGGCAGCAGGCATGAGCCTGATCATTGCAAGCATTGAGGTCGACGGCGTAACGTACACCGACACATGCGTGCTCACAGTAACAGAAGCAGAACAGGGAGGAGAAGGTTAAACAATGAAGAGGATCTGCGACTTTAAAGGAAGCGCCGCCATCATTTTGATGGGCGACATCATGGATTATTTACAGCTTATATTCGGCATAGAAGCCGTCCAGAAGCTACCAAAAGGAAGTTCGATGTATACGATCATGGGAGCAGCCATGAAGGCCCAGCCGGAGGTTATAATCCGACTCGCCAGCAGGATCCGCGAGATCCCCGAGACCGAGATCGAAGAGACATGGAGCACTTCGGAATTTTGGGAGCTTTTCGGTGAACTATACGGAAGCATGGAGATCCGGAACCTTTTTACATCGCAGAGACAGGCAACAAAAACACAGCTGACCTCTACTGGCTCTGCTATGGAGAATACAGAGGACGGCGCGAAGTAAAGCCGTTCCTTCGATATTTTCGAGCAAAGATACAAGAAGCACAGCGGGCCGAGGCGTATCAATATTACACCACGGACTCGCTGTGTTTTTCTTTGAAGCATATCGCAAGGATCAGCGCAGCAGTAACAGGCAACAGCGAAGCTGAATATATAACCGCGAGATTTATCGAGCTATTGAACCCAAAACCGCAAGAGAAAGAAGAAACGGCAGAGGACATCATGGCGAGGATCAAGCGGCAAGCAAGGGAATGACAAATGGCAAATGTATTTGAACTATTCGCGACATTGAGCCTCGATGATTCTCGTTATAGAGAAGGACTGAACGACGCGGAGCAGCAGGGCTCCAGATTCGGATCCGGACTGAGAACCGCAGGAAGAGTGGCGACAGCAGCCGTGGCAGGAGCCGCGACAGCGGTCGTCGGATTCGGTGCGTCTTCCGTAAGAGCAGGAATGGACTTTGACAGCGCGATGTCTCAGGTCGCCGCAACGATGGGAACCACCGTCGACCAGATCGGGGACCTTCGCGACTTTGCGCAGGAGATGGGATCAACGACCGCCTTCTCGGCAACCGAGGCAGCGGAGGCTTTGAATTATATGGCCCTCGCAGGTTACGACGCCGAGACCAGCATGGAGATGCTGCCCAACGTATTAAACCTCGCGGCCAGCGGCAACATGGATCTGGCGGCGGCATCCGACATGGTAACCGACAGCCAGACGGCGCTGGGCCTTTCGCTAGAAGAGACCAATGTCTTAGTTGACCAGATGGCCAGAACCGCAAGCACAACGAACACGAGCGTCTCGCAATTAGGAGACGCGATCCTGACGGTCGGAGGAACCGCGCAATTCATGACCGGAGGAACCACCGAGCTGAATGCGGTCCTCGGCGTACTTGCGGACAACGGCATCAAGGGAGCGGAAGCCGGAACCCACATGAGGAACATGATCCTCTCGCTTTCCAGCCCGACAGACGACGCAAAGGCAGCACTCGAGGCATTAGGCGTCCAGATATTCGACGCGGAAGGAAATATGCGCAGCTGGACCGAGATCTTCCCTGAGATGCAGGCAGCGATGGCGGACCTTACGGATCAGGAAAGGATCGAAGCCCTGTCCCAGA